GCGAGGGCAGTCTGGTCAGCCGGAAGGACGTGGCCGCCTGGTTCGAGATGTTGGCCCGGGAATACGGCGTCGTCTTTTGGAAAATCGGCGCCGACCGTTGGCACTTCGGCGATTTTGCCGAGGAAATGGAGATGCGAGGCTTCCCGCGGGAGGATAAGGATGGCCGTGGCGTCGTGTTTGAAGTCGCCCAGGGCGCTCAGACGCTGTCGACGCCGATGAAAGAAACCCGGGCCCTCTTCAAAGACAAGTTGGTTGTTTTCAGCCGGCACAACGGCCTGTTCCGTTGGTGCGTGACGAACACGGCGGCCCGGGTGGACGCGAACAACAACGTGGCTCCGGACAAGAAATCCAGTAAGGCGCGGATCGATGGCTACACGTCGTTCCTTAATGCCTATGTCGCATATCTGAAATGCAAAGACGATTTCGCAACCTATCAGCCATGAGCCGCTCTCTGAGGGCGGTTTTCTGTTGCACAAGAGAGGTGGTGAGTATGTGAGCTGGATCAATCGAATTTTCAACAGGCGAGCCGATACGGTGATGCGCGTGAAGCTCATCACTGAGCACGGCGGCTGGTACCGAACCTGGGATGGGTCGCTGTACAAAAGCGACATTGTCCGGGCAGCCATCCGACCGAAGGCGAAAGCGATTGGCGCGCTGTCCGCCATGCACATCCGGGAGACGGCAGAAGGAATGCAAATCAATCCGGAGCCGTATCTGCGGCTTTTGCTTGAGGAGCCGAATCCATACTGCGGCGGCCAGATGTTCCGAGAACGTCTGGCAACACTGTTGCAGCTGAACAATAACGCGTTCGTGCAGATCGTCCGCGACGAGTACGGCCTGCCGGCGCAACTCTACATCATCCCGGCGGCGACGGCAGAGGCGATGCTTAAGCCGGACGGGCGGCTCTGGATGAGGTTCCAGATGACCGACGGGAAGCTGCTCGAGCTGCCATATTCGGACGTCATCCATCTCCGTGACGAGTACGCGGAAAATGACATCTTCGGCGCGCCAAAAGCGGAGGCGCTACGGCAACTGCTCGAGGTCATCCACGCTTCGGACCAGAGCATTGTGCAGGCCGTCAAGCGGTCCGCCTTCATCCGGTGGCTGTTGAAGTTCAAGCAGCAACTCAAGCCCGATGATATGCGGCGTAACGTCGAGGAATTTTCGGAGCAATATTTGAGCATCGAAAACGAAACCGGCATTCTTCCGCAAGACGGCCGGTTCGATGTGGAGCCACTTCGAGATGTGGGGCAGCAGTTTGTTCCGTCTTCTCCGCTGCAACAACGGGTGGTGGAGCGGATTTACTCGTTTTTCCGGGTCAATGATGACATCGTTCAGGCTCGGTACGACGAAAACAAATGGCTGGCCTATTTCGAGGCCGAAGTTGCTCCGCTGGCTCAGCAGATGTCGGAGGAGTTCACGCGCAAGCTGTTTTCCCGGCGGGAGCGCGGCTTTGGAAATCGCATCGTCTTCGACGCGACCAGCCTGACGTTTGCAAGCATGCAGACCAAGCTGGGACTGGTGCAGATGGTGGACCGCGGCGCGTTGACGCCGAATGAATGGCGGCGTATTTTGAATCTCCCGCCAATTCCGGGAGGGGACCAGCCTATCCGCCGGCTGGATACTGATGTGGTGACCGATGCTGCCCCCGTTGAAGGAGGTGAGAATTAGCGATGCGATTCTGGCGGTTCTTGGCGAAATCCGATGATGAAGTAGAGCTCCGCATAGACGGGGAAATCGTGGATGACGACGACATCTGGCTGTATGAATGGCTTGGCATCCAGCATACGGCGCCAAATGCATTCCGGCAGGAGCTGGCCAAGTACAAAGGCAAAAATCTCACTGTTTGGATTGACAGTATCGGCGGTGCTGTCTGGGCAGCAGCGGGAATCTACAATGCGCTTATGGAGCACAAAGGAAAGGTCACTGTGAAGATTGATGGCAAGGCTCTATCTGCAGCGTCTATCATTACCATGGCCGGCGACGAAGTGCTCATGTCCCCGGCGGCTGTGATGATGATACACAACCCGTGGGTTCATGCTGCAGGTGACGCGGCCGAGCTCCGGCACGTGGCGGGGGTCTTGGACGAGATTAAAGAGGCCATCATCAATGCCTACGAGATCAAGACGGGCCTGTCGCGGAGTGAAATTTCGAGACTGATGGATGAAGAAACATGGATGAGCGCCAAGAAAGCCGTCGAGTTGGGATTTGCCGACGGCATCTTGTATGCCAATGACGCCGAGGAGCCGGTGGCTGCCAGGGCAGCGCCGGCGTATGCATTCAGCCGATTGGCAGTTCAAATGAAAGCCGATGCAGCGATGCGTCGACTTTTTGATTTGGTCCAGAAACAACTGGTTAAAAACAGTAATAATCTCAAACTTCAATTAGAACTTTTAAAACTTAAGGAGGTATGTGAAGATGAATCGTAAGGAGTATGTTGAAAAAAGAAAAGCTCTGGTAGCAGAGGCTGAAGCCTATGCTGCTGAAGGAAGCGTTGAAAAGTTTAATCAGGTGAAAACACAAATTGAAGCGCTGGACAACGAATATCAAAAGGCTATTGTGGCCCGGGCCAATGCGCGGGCATTGCAGGATCAGCTGACGGATCTGAGAGCTGGAATGGTCACCAATGACGATACTAAGACAAATGTCGGACAAGGCAAAGTAATTGACCGCATAGCTGATCAACCGCAGCGTGTTATCACTCGCTGGGGCTTCGCGGCATCGCCGGAACGCGGCCGTGACCTGAAAGCCATGAACGCCGTGAAGTTGACGACCGAAGGCGTGCTGGTTCCGACGCGATATGGCACGGACCTGATGCCGGCGTGGAACGAGGTATCCAGCATCGTCGATTTGGTGCGCATCTTCCCGCGGATTGGCGGCGAGGCGTTCGAACGCTCGTATGTGCGCGGCTACGGCGAGGGTGCCGAAGTGGCCGATGATGCCGACTATCATGAATCCGACACGGAATTTGGATTCGTCAGCATCAACAAGAGCAAGATCACGGTGTACACCGAAGAGGACGAGGGCGTCCTGAAACTGCCGGACATTGACTACGACGCTGAGGTGGTCAACGGCGTGCGGACCGCCCTTCGCAAGCGCATCGCTCGGCAAATCCTCATCGGCCCGGGCACCAGCAACCGCATCACCGGCATTTTCGCCAGCAACTATTCCAGCTCGAATCCCAAGGCCGGCGCCATCGACCCGTCGACGGACCGGTCTCTGGCAACCATCGACGAGGGAACGCTGGACGAGATCATCTTCAGCTATGGCGGCGAGGAGGATGTTGAATCCGGAGCAGCTCTTATTCTAAACAAAGCTGACTTGAAGGCCTTTGCGAAACTTCGCGATGGCAATGGAAACCGGGTTCATACCATCAGCTACAACGGGAATACCGGGCTGATTGACGGCATTCCGTTTATTGTGAACTCGGCTTGCGGTGTCCTGTCTGCGGCCGGAACCGCTCTTAATACCTACTGCATGGCCTATGGCCACTTGACCAACTACGGCCTGGCTATTTTCTCGGAGATCGATATCCAGCGGAGCACCGATTACAAGTTCCGCAGCGGCCAGGTTGCCCATAGGGGTAGCGTGTACGTCGGCGGTAACGTTATCAAGTGGAACGGCTTTGTCCGCGTGAAGAAGGCCGCCTCGTCCTCGTAAGGAAGCGTGATGCCCTATGATGTATCGAGTGAAGCGATCCTTTATTGACCCTTTCACGGGTCGGGTTTGGCTGCGGGGAAAACCGTACATGGTAACCGATAAAATGCAGGCTAAATACCTTGAAGCCCATGGCGTTATTGAACACATTAAAGTTGAGGAAAAGGCCCCGGTGGAGCAATCTGCCGGGGCTAATGCGTCCGGTAAGCAGCCAAAACGGCGAAAGCGAGGCGGTAGCCGTGGCGCTAATTGATGATGTGAAGATGGCGTTGCGAATCACCAGCAGCGCCTTTGATTCTGAAATCAGTGACCTAATTGCTGCCGCAAGGGATGATCTCAAATTATCTGGTGTGGTAAAAGAAAAGGCGGATGCGGAGGAGCCGGATGCGCTGATTAAGAGGGCTATCATCATCTACACTAAGGCCCACTTCGGCTACGATAACCCGGAAGCGGAGCGATTCCAGCAGTCTTATGACATGCTCAA